AATTAATTGAGTTTGTGCTCCAGTTGTAATAACTTCAGCAATGACACCAGAACCGTTTGCTGGGTCTGTGTTTATATTTCTACTTGCATCTGCCGTTCTTGTTGAAGTATTGGTATATAGAGTTACCCAGGCAGCGGCAGAAGTTTGAACTTTATAAAGTGTATATGATTTAAATCCAGCAAACTGAATATTTGCTGCTGCATCATCTGCAATTGAACCTGTTGTCTGTGAAATATCAGTTCTTACTCCAAGTTGATTACTACCAACAAATGTAGAAGTTACTGTACAGATTCCTGTTGGAGTAATTGAAGATACGTCGAGATAATCTCCAAAATTGATAATTCTCGCTGTACCAATTCCAGTTCCATTATCTTGAAGAGTTACATCGGCACCAACACCTGTTAGGTTAGATCCATCACCATAAAGTGATGTTGCAGTAACAATACCTGCAGTAATGATACCAACCTGCATATTTGGACTACCTGCAAAGATGGTAGATCCATTTCCAATAGCATTATAAATTTCTTGAAAATTCTTATTAACCTTATCGGCACCAACAATCAGCGAATCGCCAGTACCATCATTTGGTGTTGTTCCCGTTGATATACCTAGTAGTGCCATTATTTAAACGTACTTTCTTCTATTTATGAATTCTTATCAAACGTCAATTCTTGATCGAATCTTGTAAGTTCAGAATCAAATCTCTCAGAAATTGAATATGAGAAATTATCTGGAACTGTTGTTGTTACATTAACATCAACAGGTTGTGCATTAATTGGTGGTCCATCAATTGTAACTATTGGAGAAGTTCCAAATCCAACACCAGAATCCGTGATGCTAAATCTTATTACACCCAAACCACTGGTTATAAGTTGTGCAGTTGCTGCAGCACCAACACCTCCCCCACCAGTTATGCTAATCGTTGGGGCAACAGTATATCCTGCACCAGCATTAATGATTAAAATTTCTTTTAGAGAAGTTACATTGCCTTTAGTTGTTAAAACACCGACAGCAGATGCATTATCACCAACTTGACCAGTTGGAGAACTAGTTATTCCAATTGTTGGTATTGAAGTATATCCACTACCATCATTGTTTAAGAATATATTTTTGATATATCCACTTGATTGAGTTCCCTGAATAAACGCAACAGCAGTTGCTGTTCTACCAACACCAATTAAATTGAGTGTAGTGATATATCCTTCATCTTGAACTTGAGTATCAATAAAGTCGATTGAAGTATCAATGACTTCATCCTCATATTCAAAGAGTTCACATTTAAGTTGATAAACATAATTTTTTCCTAACTGATAGAAAGGATCTTCATGCTCAACAAACTTAACTTCAAATAATCTTTGTCCGAGTGGGAAGTATATTAAATCACCTTCTCTTGGTCTATGAGATGTTGGAATTTCACTATTATCTGTTCCATCATCAAGACCTGCCATAAATGGCGCAACAAATTCCTCAAATCTTTCTCTTGATATTGTAAGCATCAGTTCATCACGAATACTTACACCAAATTTAGTTAGAATATCTCCAGCACCAGAATATCCATCATAGTTATTAATGTAGGCTTCAATGGTATAATTATCATCAAACTTTGAAGTCTGTACTTCTTCTATTATAGTTTTTCTATTAACAAATTTTCTTGGAATATATGTTACATCTACACCATGAAATTGTAGGTGTTCATTCACTAAATCTTGTATTAGTCTCTGCTCTCCAGCAGTGCCTTGCTGGAAGAAAGGATTAAGTGCCATTATCCAATAAAGTCGAGGGGTGGTAATTCATATTCAGAGATCATTCTTCCTTTAATATCTGCAATTTCTGATTCTGCTTGTTGTAGAATTTCACCTCCATTTAGTTCAATTCCGCCAGGAAGTTTAACACCTCTGAACTTACTGAGATTTCTACCCCACTGTCTCTTTATAAGTGCAGTAAGATACATCTTTACCCAACTATCATTAAAGATTTGGGTGAATGCCGCAGGATCTAATGCTCTATAACATTCAAGTATAATAAATTCTCCCGCAGGTTGAGAACCCCAATCAATATCTAGATATAATCTATCTTGTCTTTTATTAAATCTTATTTGCTTATCTGGAGTCAATAAGAAGTCAATATCTTCAAGATAACTCTTAGTCATTGCATATTGAAGAAGTTCAACTGAATTGAAATGGTAAAGATCATTCAAGAATAGTTGATACTTAATACTGAACATTCCACCAGAAATGGAACTAGAATCAAATTTAAAAATCTTTTCAATTCCAACTACAGATTCTGGAACTTGAATATAGTTCTCAGTTTCATAGAAATTATATGTTCTACTGGAAGTATCGGTAGCAGTTGTTTGTACAATTCCTGTACCAGTAGTTCCTTTTGCTGTACCTCTAGTTACATCATCTTCAGTGATTTTGTACTTAAGATACATCTTTTCAACACCATCAAAATGGCGCTCATTAAAATATTGAATAGCATCATCAACTAGATCATCAATTTGATCGTCGTCTACATTAATCTCAAGGACTGGAGCACCAAGTTGACGTAAACAATAGTCTATGAGTCCTTGTCTAGATGATGGTTTTGCCATATTAACCTTCTAATTGTGCCTTAAGATCCGCGTTTTCTTCAAGTAGTGCATCCAGTTGTTCCTTAAAATCTTGAGACATAGTTGCTAACTTTGCCTCAAGAAGAACATTTTGATTTGATACTGCTGCTAATTTAGAATTGTATATTTTAATCAGAAGATTAACATCCACTTCACTTTGATTTTCCATTAGTTACCTCAGAATGTGCCCCCGTCAAGCGTTGAAGTCCAGTGGGGCTTATTAGTATATATTACGCTAACTGTGTTGGGAACTGAAGCAAGATTTTGAATCGCTCCAGAAACACCCTCTCTTCTTAGATTGGCAGAAGTGTTAAATATTCCTTCAACACCAATAATATTGACAGAGGTTGAACCACTAACACCAGTTTCAACAACACCGTAGGCACCAGTTGTATCTTGTCTAATAATATCACCTGCAGAAGCAGTAATTGCTACAGTTAGTGCGAGAGTATTTTTAGTGATAGCAGTTAAGACCTGCTTAGATGTAACTACAGGAGTTGCAGGTGCGTTAGTAGATCTTTGAAGACCAGTGTCATCAAAGTAGACAACACCACCAGTAGAATAATCACCAGATTGGTAATAGATACCTTTAATATCAAGGAAACCTTTGGTTCCTGCAACAACGCTATTAGTGATAGTAGCGTCAGGAACATAGGTCCATCTTCTGCTATCATCTGCGTGAGTTCCATGATTATCAGCATCTGCTGTGCTGACTGCAATAGAACTATCGTCTAAACCGAAGAATCCAGTCTTATTGTTGGAAACTCCAGAACTTGTGTTAAATGCGAAAGAAATACCTCTATCAGTATTGCTGTCGTATCCGTGAGTGATTGTTACTTGATCAGTTGTACTAATACCAGCAGTTGTGGCATTACTAATAGTAATGACCTTGGTACCAGTATTGTAGTTGGTGATAGTTGTACTATTAGCAATACCACCTTGGTCTGCAGTGATGGCATCACCAGTGTTGATACCTACGACAGAATCCAGAGTCAGTGTTGTAGCACCACTATTGGCATTTGCCATAATAGTTCTGGTGCTTGTAGTATCACCAACATGGAGAATTGGATCATTTAAGGTCTTAGAAGTTGAGTTGACTGTTGTAGTCGTACCATCAACTTGAAGATTACCTTTAACAATTACAGTACCTTCATTACTCAGACCATCAGGATATGGATCAATATAGAGAGTGTTAGTTCCACCTGCCATTGTGGAAATGACATTATCTTCAATCTTTACTTGATCAAATAGTGCTGGAAATCCACTAACTTGAATACCAGTATTCCAAGTCCACTGTGCGCCAGTTACTTGAACACGATTTGTTCCATTCTCATCGTACTCAATTCTTGCATCTTTATCATCACCAAATGCTAGGAAGGTATCATCTGGAATATGTACTTCACCAGTTCCATTAGGATCTAACTTAATGTCTCCATCAGTATCTGTAGAGGAAATTACATTTCCATCAATTCTTAAATTATCTACGTTCCATTGGTCAACTTTAAGTGACTCAGCACCTCCCAAACCAGAGTTTGTTGCAGGAACTGTAACAGCAACAACACCCCTGTCTTGGTTTCTGGTGTTTGCACTTGCCTGTCCAGCAATAGCACCTGCAGCGTGCTCCATCATGGAGGTGTAGAAAAATCCCCCAATAGGATTGGCATTTGTGCCATCATCCCCTAGGAAGATCCTATCTTTATATTGATTGGATCCTCCGTAACTACCAATACCGGTTACATAACCATATTCTCCCCATTGTAAAGCAGATGGTTTACTAGTACCTGAGGATCTTTTGATCCTGATAATACTTGCCATGTCAGAAATTTCCTCCGTTGATGTCTAAATTCTGTGTTGCGCCTGGTGTAAGAGTCAACGTTGCTTCCCACTTTTGGATAGAACTGTTATAAACCAGCACCATACCATTTGATAAGTTTTGAGCACTAACATCGCTAAGTT